CATAAAACCAGTACCGACACGCTCTACGCGCATCAGTGAGCCATCAAACTCTAGGTCTTGGTTTTCATCAAAATAGAGATCAGCAAAGAAGTAGCGGTCTTTGGCTCTACGGGGGTAGGCGCCAGCCGTGATGTCTTTGCCGTGGCTCTGGGCCATCAGTCTTAAGATGTCATCTGGTGTAGCAATCACATCAGAATCAACAAACAATAGCTCTGTGCAATCTGACTTAAGGAACTCATGCACCAATTGGTTTCTAGCCATAGTGATGATTGAGCACCCAGACACATCGCCCATATTAACGGCAACACCAAACTGCATAGCCTTGGGCATTAACGCCGCAAGGTTGTACGCAGTCTTGATATTGATCTTGCCGTCATACGCTGGGATAGCTATGAATAGCTTACGCCCAGCCAGAACTGCTTGTTTTGCTTCAGCCATAGAACACCACTGCTGTAGTAGAAGCGGCACAAACTGCGGAAATGTTTGTGTTGCACTTAATACCTTCGCCTGGAATCAAAATGTTGATTGAGCCTGCCGCCGCTGGAGCAGTAAAGGAAAACTTAGCCGTACCACCAGTGCCATCGTTTAAAACGACAGTACCACCAGATGGGTAGCTAATAGTCAAACCTTTGATACGAGCTGGGCCACCAAAGATAGTGGTTGTAGCTCCTGCCGCCGCAGAAGTCGATTTAACGTCATATTGCATTGCCATAATTAATCTCCTTTAAAACGGGGGCACGAAGCCCCCTAGATCAATTAATCGTTTTGTTGGCCAAGCAATGGGTCAGCAACGAAGTACAGAATCGTACCAGTGATAGAACCACCGGTAGGAGCATCACCAGAAGTACCGCCGCCGGTGATAGTCACCAGCTTAGTTGCAGACATGGTTGTACCCATGTTAGCGCCAGCAGTAGCTGAAGCCATATTGATTACCAACTTGCCAGTGGTAGCAACAGCAGCAGAGATCAAGCCTGTGTTTGTAGCGGTAGAAGTGCCGTACAAAGTGAAGCCCATGTCAAAGGTGGGAGTTGTACCGCCAGTGGCAGCGCAAACAGCTTGGATCTCAACAACGATAGCACCAGCAGGCAAAACAACTGCGGGAGCGCCAGTGGCTGAAGAAATTTTAGCGGATGTACCAGCAGCAGAAGCGCCGGAAATGTAGAACTGGGCGGCCATTAAGCCGGAGCCACAGTAAGCGGTACGAGTTTGATCGCCGCCACCAGAACGCCAAATACTTTGGGTGGTTGATAATGCCATGATAAATTGTCCTTACATACAAGATCAGCGCATCAATCGGTATGTCGTCTGCCGGGTCAGTTTGATGCACCGGATTCCCCGGGCTAATGTGTTTATACCACTACGATAAATCTAATGCAACAAAAAAGGGAGCCGAAGCCCCCTTTTTCTTTGCCGCTGATTAAGCACCAGCAGAGCCGAACATACCCAATGGATCTGACCAGCCAAAAGAATAACGCTCGCGAGACTTGTAACGAACGTTACCAGTGTCGAAGTCGCCGTCCATGGAGTTAGCCAAGGGTGAACGAACAAAGTGCTTCATGCCGTTAGGAACGTCTGTGGTCAAGAACCAAGCGTTAGTATCTGTCAAGAAGTGGTTAACGCAGTAACCTTCAGAAATAGAACCGTTGTTCTTCAATGCGTTAATGTCGTTGTCATTTGTACCAACGCGCAACTCGGTTTCGAGCAAGCGGGTAGCAACGAATTGCAATGAAGAAGGAACGACCAACTTCTTAGGCTTAGCGGCGATCAACAAGCCACGCTCGTCTGTCCACAAGGAGATCTGAATAACGGCGGCTTCCAAGGAAGTCTCGTTCAGGTCAGCTGCAGTAGAAGGAATGTTGCTGTTAACACCACCAGTGATCAAGGGGTGTGATGCACTGAACAAAGCCACGCCGTCACCACCGAGGTAGTTAGAGCTGAAACCGTTGTTCAACACAGCGGCGGCTTTAACTTGCTTGGTGTAAGCCATAGCACGGGCCAAAGCTTTCGTGTAACGAGCAGACAAAGAGTCATACAAGTTATCTTCGATAGCCTCTTCAGTCAAGCTGAAGCCCAAAGCAATGGTTTCGTGGTTGTATCGAGCAGTCCATGCTTCCTGTGCATTGTCATAAGCGATGGCTGAGCCCTCGTTCTTGACTGGTGCGGCAGAGAAGCCAGAGAGTTTAGTCTCTTCTTCGAAGCTACGCTCTGATGTCTCAGTTTCGTAGATCTCTTTGTGCTCTTGATCGTAAGTTGCGTATTGCAGACCGAACAAAGCGTTCAGACCTGGGAGCAACTCTTTAAGCAGTTGTGCGCGTGAAATAGCCATTATTTACTCCTTAAACACCAGTGGTGTCAGTGTATTGGTGCAAGTTGAACTTGACCAAAAATTCGTAGTAAGTCGTGGCGGTTGCATTGGCAGGGCCAGTTGCAGTATCGGGCACAACGTCAACCACACGGATGGGAAGGGTAGCTGTAGTACCGGCGGAAGCACCGTCAATACCATAGTACGAATCACCAGTGATAGTGCTACCAGTGTTGATAGACAAAGCAACGTTTGCACCAACCAGCGCGCGGCTAAAAGCCGTAGGCACTGTGGTTTGACCGCTGCTGGCCACAACCTTGAACACTGCGTTAGGATCATCCACAACGTAACCAAAAGCCAAAGCTGTTGATGTAGAGGTAGCGGCTGGGTAGAACTGACCCTGAACAGGCTGGCCTGAAGAGTTAGTGTACGAACAACCAACCAACACACCAATGCTGTCGCCAGAGTTGGAAGTGGTGTTAGCGATCAAGTAGCCGTTGGTGTCAACTTGAACTGTATCGCCGTTGAGAATTGCAGTAGCGTAAGCGGCCGCAATAGGGATTTGACGGATCGCTCCGGCGTAAGGCAAGCCATCCAATCGGTTGATTGGTTTCAGGCCATACGTCTTAGAAACGGTAGGGAATGCCATTTAAGACTCCTAAAAAAATTTAAGCACCTTTGCCAAAGCTAGACGAGGACTTATTCTCCCTAAAGAGAGGCATTCTCGGATCGCTCTGACGCATAAGGCTATTGTCTACAGCCTCTGTCTGAGATTGAGTCATCTTCGCAAAGTGTGCATTGCGTTGTTGAACAAACTCTTTTGGAGTCTTGCAGAGTAACAGCCCGCCAATCTCAATGTTGTCTTTATATCGACTATTGGGATCAGCTAACAGTCTAAATTTTGGTTGCTCTTCTATAGTAACTGGCTCCCAGCCTTCACGCAGTTTGCTTGAAAGGTTACGAGGGTCAGCTGCATTCAAATTAGCAACACGAATCCAACGATACGCATAGTCCGGGTGCTTGTCGGGTTCAGGTAGAAGTTCGGCCTGCTGCCACTGTTTAGGACGTTCAGCCATCAATCTATCTTCAAGTTCACGCGGTTTTCTGTTTTCAGCCATTTTCAGGCCTCCATTTCAAGTTTCGCCTTGGCATATTGCTCGGGCGTTAAATTAAGTTTCTTGGCCAAGTTCAATTCAGATGGATTCAAACGAACCCTCTTAGGTGCAGTTGACCGTGTAGCTGGTGCTACCACCGAGCTTTTGCGCACTGGGCGACTTTCTTGTTCCGCTTCTTCCTCAAATTTCTCTGGGAAACGCTTGCGGATGGTTGCGTCTATCCTGCGGTAATACTCTTGTGATGAAACTGCAACACCTTCTCTCTTTAGCCTTTCATGGAGGCCAAGAGCCAGACTTGTCATCTCTTCATCTTCTCCAAACCAAGGGTTTTCCGCTTGCCATGCTTGCGCGCTGGGGTCGGGACGAACCTGTTGGACTGGTTGTGGTTGCATTTGTACAGGAGTTTCTTGCTCTTGTAAAGGCTGTGGCCTAAAGTTTTTAACTTTTTCCACTTTTAAGGTTGCTTGGGTAAGACGCTCTTGCGCTTCCATCACCTTATCAGTATCACCAGAGTCATAAGCTTCACGGTACGCGCGCTTGGCCTCATTCATCTCCATCTCAACAGCCTTCTGAACCGTAGCCAGTACGTTCTTCTCACTGTTATTGAGGTTAGATTTCAGGCGCTTGTTCTCTTCCATCACCCGCTGGGCAAAGGAAATAGCCTCTTGTTGCTCTCGCAAAGCGTTCTCTTTCTCACGGCGTTCATCGTGAGCCAGCTTCTTCATCTGGATTAGCTTCTTTTTGACCTTACTGGAATAGTCTTCCAGCTCATCGTTATAAAGCTCTTCCTTAACATTGTCCGGCAGAGGGGGCTTGCCGCGATCCTCTGCTGGCGTGTTGTCTTCTACGTCAATGATGATCTGTTCATCAGTTTGATCGTCTTCAGTCGTGACTTTTACGTCTTCCTGCTCATCGGGAAATTTAAATTCAGCCATGTCGTTCCTTATTTGCGGCGGATGCCACGTGGATCGTCTACTACGCCCTCAACAGAATCGTCATTGATCACACGGAATTCCTTGCCGTGAATGACCAGTCGCGTTCCTGAGTTGGGTCTAATCAAGATAAAGTCACCCTTCTTGCAGTACGGGCCAGATGGGAATCGGCTTTCGTCCTTGTAGCAATCTGGGCCCATGTCCACTACAAATAACACAGTGGTCAAGGTTTCCTCAATCATGAGAGTTTCTTCCGCTTTTACGAGTCCGGACTCTCCATATTCCTTCTCTATCTCTGGGATAGCGCAAAGGATTCTGTAACCAGATGGGCGGGGAAGTTGTTTAGCCTTCTCCTCTGGCTTTGTGTTCAAGATCTTGGATAAATCCACGGCCTTGGTAATGTCGAGATTCGAAATCTCACTCGTCATCGTCATCGTTTGTTACTCTTTCTTGTAGGTCTATGATGTATAAACGTGCAGTGAGTAGACCTTTCACCTCTCCACACATTCTCTTGTACTCCGGAAAATCTTCAGCCTTGCCATCGGCTATTGACATCTGGAGTTGGGATACTTTGTCATCTATCTTTGAAGCTAGAAGTTTTAGATATTTGTCGATCATTGTTTGTTCCTCATCATTTCAGCCATGAGTTTGTTCTTCTCTGACTGAGCGTCTTGGGCTAGTTCCATCTGATCTTTTTGTATCGTAGCTTGCAAGCGCGCCATATCAATATCCTTTTGGGTAGCGATACGATCACGTTCGATCTGCTGCTGCGATTGTTTGAGCTGGGCATCAGTAGCATCCTTCTGAGCCTTACGCTGTACCTCTTGACCTTTGAGCGCCAACTCTTGTTGTTGCATCTGGATCAGAGGATCTTGTTGCATAGCCGCCGCTTGAGCTTGTTGGGCTTGTGCGGTATTGGCCTGCAGTAACTGGGCACTTGCCTGCGCGATGAGCTGTGACAGCTGGACTTCGACATCCTCTGGCAACTTCTCGTTGGGGCCGGGCAAAGGCACACCCATTTGCTTCTCTATCAACTGGCGATAGTGGAAACCTAAGTGATCGGCAATGTGAGCTTGCATAGAAGCCATGATCATATTGGCTTGTGGGTTTTGGCCTATGGTCTTCATGATCAACGGGTCTTGCATGAACGTCTGGTGGGTAGCAATGTGGGCTTGTTGATCTTGATAGATAAACGCCTTCATTGGCTCGCCCTTCAGTGCGGCCATGTTCTCGCTGACTGGGTCTTTTGGCATCTGGTCATCAGGCAGCGGCACCAGCTTCTGGGCGTTCTTAACACCGAGTACATCAAGCATCTGTCTGTGGAGCTGTGGTAGATCATAGATCTGGGGAGCCTGTTGGGACAGCTGGATAACCGCCTGATACTGCACAATCTTCTGCGCCATCGTGGCCGCATTGGGATCGCTCACAGGGATCACATCGACTAAGTCATAGTCAGATTGTTTCGCCTTGCGGGATCCTTCTTCGGGTTGGTAGGAATACTCAGCTGGTGTGTAGTCTCTGATAATGTCGCGTAGAAGAGCCAGCTCTTGCTTAAAGGAATAGTGAATGCGCGCTTGAACGGCAGTCATTACCTTAAGCTGTCTCTCAAGGATGGCCAGTGTCGTACCAACGGGAGAATTGGCAGACATATCGGCAACTTGGATGTCAGCTGCAGAAGCAAACTTGCGGCCTTCTTCAACAATCTTATCAAGAAGCGCGGCCAGAACCTGTGATGGCTCTTTGTATGGCAGAGGCATGATGTTCTCTGCAATAGATCCGCTTGGTACGTCCACATCGCGCCACTCAGCTGGGCCGATTGGGGTATCGTCACCTTTAACCCTGAGTCCACGGGTCTTAAAGCCACCGGGTAAGTTGGCCAGTGTCCCTGCATCCACCAATTGACGCAGAATTGACGTACCAGACTTGGCAAACGCGCCGACAAGGTGAATCAAGCCAAAACAGTAGAAGCCAAAGCCGGGAACGTAGCCATAGTGGACGTAGTGCTGGCGCTTAGTGTGGAGTTTGTCGCCTTGTTTCCAGTTTCTGCGAATAGCCAGACACTTCATGCTTCCGTGTTCTACAGTCACGATGTAAGGCAGGGCAATTCCAGTAGGTTCTCCGTCTTTATCGGTGTGCTCGTAGCCTTCAAGGCCAAGCTCTACGTTCATCTCAAGGATTTTGTAGCGGTCATCCGACAAAGCGCGGAATCCCATCTTCTCGGCAATCTTTTTCTCTACCTCATCCAGCGTATTGTTGGGCTCTCCCAAATCAATGTCGGCATAGAATCCAGCAACTTGTAACTTACGCAGTTCGTTCTCGGTTTTTCGCATAACGTGCGTAACGCGAGGGGACGTTTGAATGTCGGACGCGCCGTAAGGCACAACCAGATCTTCAGCCGGGACGAATATTGATGTTTGTCTGTCAAAACTTGGATCAAAGTAGA